GAATGAAAGAGCAAACGAATTTGTTTGAGATGCCGGCGGTCCAAGTCGATGCTGCGCATTGGAATATATACGAAGGCAACACGCTGATCGGCGTGTATGAAATCGACAGAATCGGGTGGCAGTATAAGTCCTGCGTTGGTCCAATGTGTGGAGGTGGTGGCCCACTTCGCGAGGGTGAGAGCATTAAGCGGTCGCTGGACCATGCGATTAAGGTGCTACAACGGCACTATGAGCAAACTAAAGGTTATGTGGAGGTAGAGGAATGAGGGACATTAAAGTCATAGTCGGCGAAAACGCCAAACGCTACCGCGAAGTTATGGGCTTGTCCATCACTCAACTTGCCAAAAAAATCGGGTTGAGTTGGGGCTCATTATCAAAAATTGAAAATGGCGAGCGAAACTGCAGCTTAGAAAAGGCGCAAACCATAGCCAATGCGCTTGGTGTCAAGGTTATCGATTTGGTTGAAGATTGGAGTGAAGAAGAATGAACTTACAAATTTATACCGGATATGCATGGCGAGATATGACGGACGAAGAAATTTTGATCATGAGTTCGGAGAATGTCGTTCCGCTGAAGCCATTGCTGCCGGAAGCCGGGGATATTTATATAGAGCAGGAGGACGCCCATGCTGAATAAAACGCGCAAAAACATAACGCTCTACACGAAAAAGAGATGCCCACAATGCAAGCTTACGAAGTTGTGGCTTGATGAACACGGTGTTCATTATCAGACGGTGGATATCATCGAGAACAAGAAAGCAGCTGAAAAGTTGAAGCAACTCGGTTATCAAGCAGTGCCGGTCGTCGTGATCCACGCGGAGCCGGAAACAAGTTGGAGCGGGTTCAGGCCCGATGTATTGGAGGGGGAATTCTTATGATCAATAATGTTGTACTTGTAGGCAGATTAACGAAAGATGCAGATCTGCGTTATATCTCAAATGGGGATGCGGTGGCGACGTTTACTCTTGCGGTAAACAGACAGTTTACAAACCAAGCGGGGGAAAGAGAGGCTGATTTCATCAACTGTGTTCTTTGGAAAAAGGCTGCAGAGAACTTTGCGAATTTCACTCGCAAGGGATCGCTGGTCGGTATCGAAGGCAGAATTCAAACACGAAATTATGAGAATCAGCAAGGGCAGCGTGTTTATGTAACAGAAGTTGTGGCTAGTAACTTTACTCTACTCGAAAAGAAGGGTGATGCGAGTGATCATTCTAATTATTCAAGCGGTCAATCGAACAACCGGGCTAAGCAACAAGGTTTTGACGAGTTTAATCAATCAGCTGATCCATTCAGTGGCGCTGGTGAGTCTATTGATATTGGTGATGATGACCTTCCGTTTTAAGAAAGAGGTGGATGAATGATTGAATTTGAAGTTCCTGGAGAACCTGTCGCACAAGGCCGACCGCGATTCAATAGCAGAACAAAAACGGCGCACGATCCGCAGAAATCTAGGAATTATAAAAAGCTAGTCAGCATGTATGCAAGGCGGTCGAAACCGCCGGACATGTTAATAGGTCCATTGGCCGTCCAAATCGACATTTTTAAGACGCCGCCTAAAGCCATATCAAACGTGAAGAAAAATCAAACAGCGCTTCAGAATGAGATGCTGAGACCGACTACTAAGCCGGACGTTGATAATTATGCTAAGGGTGTCAAGGATGCCTGCAATGGCATTGTGTGGAAAGATGATAGCCAGGTTGTCGAATTGTTTGTCAGGAAATTCTACAGTTTGAATCCAAGGGTAGTTGTGAAAGTGAGGGAGATTGATGGCATTTAATTTCTTTATTCGCAAAAAAGATATTCCGGAAGTAGTGGAACCGCCAAAGAATACTAACCTGATAGATGCGGATAGGTTGCTGCTCGAAATAGGCTTGATGCATCAGACCTACTTCAGCTTGGCAAAGTCCAGAAGCGGCAAAGGGGAGCCGAGAGGGTACTGCAGGGCCCTCAAAGATATTGAAACGATGATCAGGGACATGAAAGATGCTGAGGTGATCGGATGAAGTTACCTAGATACCCAAAAAGGAGGGCGCTCACGTTGCCGGAAGAAGAACATAACAAAATGATGGACCAGTTTCAGAACAAAGTGTTTGAGCTTGGCTTGACGATGAAAAGCAACAACGGTGTGTATGGGATTTATATGGACGGCATGTGCGTGTATTCGCTCCATAAACGCAGCTACAAATACAACAGACATTTGTATGCCAAACAAACAACCGACGATCGCATAGCCCTTCTGGAAATCGTCCTTTACAACTACTTTGGACCTGGCGGAAAGGGAAGTTCGCTGATCAATCCGAAGAAGGTGGGTGATCAGAATGCCGCTATCGAATGAGTTTTATGATTACCTGTCCGAGATTTCGAAAATCAAACACTGGGAGCAGCTGCCGAAAGAGGACCCGAGGATAGTTAAGCTGCAGACGTTGGCTAAATTAAGCGAAAAGGAAGGGTACCAAGCCGAGTATCGCAAAAGAGTTACCGTGAGCCGAAATGGAGTATTTTACAAGGCTTACGGAACTGCAATTGAAGCCGGTAAAGAATTGGGGATGTCTGCTGAAGCGGTCCGGAAAGTCGCTCGCGGCGAAAGGCGGCCATTGGAAGGCTGGGAGATTGAATACTTGAAAGGGTGATTGGATGAGCGATCAAGAATACACGTTTAAAGAACTGGAGTTAATGATTTCGCGGTATAAAGATTATTTGAAAGAGCTTAATCTGATCGAATTATCCATACGTTATCCAACCAGAGAAGTGGATCAGAATATAGGAGGCGGAAGAAGCAATGTCAAATCGAATGACAACATGCTTCGGACCCTGATCAGATTGGAAGAACGTGAAGAATTGAAATCATTCAAAATAATAGGCATTGCGATTGAAAACACATTCGCATCGTTACCTGAAGATAAGCAAGAGGCGATGATGGAATTTTATATAAATCGTCGTAAAGGGCCATTCAGAGGACACGCCAAAAGGACTGCGGCTAAACTGCATATTGATGCCAGCACACTTTTCCGTTGGCGGGAAGTAATAACGGAAAATTTTCGGGAAGAGTTAGAAAGATGCACGACTTTGCACGATTTCGACGAAAAAATGATGTTAAAATGTTAATGTGGAATTAATATCGGCAGGGCGTTCACATTGCGTGAGCGTCCTTTTTTGTGCACTAAAATAGAGGTGGTGATGGAAAATGGCAGGATTGACGTTGAAGCAGCAGCGATTTGCAGATGAGTACATCATCAGTGGGAACGCTACTCAGGCAGCTATACTAGCCGGTTATAGTAAAAAAACAGCAAGATCCATTGGACAAGAAAACATGACAAAGCCTGACATTAAAAAATATATAGACGATCGGCTGGAGGAACTAGAATCAAGCAAGATAGCGAAGCAGGAAGAAGTCCTCAAGTACCTCACTTCACTCATGCGAGGGGAAGAGACGGAGCAAACCCTGAGAGGTATTGGGGATGGCTACCAGGAGATTGATGACATCGAAGTCTCCGCGAAAGACCGCATCAAGGCAGCTGAACTACTCGGAAAACGTTACGGCATGTGGACGGAGAAAATAGAACAGACCAACCGCAACATCGAAATTGTTGTCGGCGATTGGGATGCTGACGATGAAGACTGAAAAGAAACCGTCGATTAAGATTGAATTTAAGTACCCATCACGAGTTTTTAACAAGCATATATACGATAAGTTATACGATTACGACACCTTCACTGAGGCCCACTATGGCGGCGCCTCATCTGGGAAATCTCATGGTGTTGTCCAAAAAGTAGTGCTGAAAGCTTTAGGGGAATGGAAAAAGCCTCGTAAGGTTTTGTTCCTGCGTAAAGTGGGCGCAACGCTAAAGGATTCCATTTTTGAAGATGTAAAACAGTGCTTGATTACATACGGCGTGTTCGATTACTGCAAAGTTAATATGACCGATTACCGGATCAAGCTGCCGAATGATGCAGAGCTGATTTTCAAGGGAATGGATAATCCGGAGAAAATCAAATCGATCAAAGCTATTTCTGATGTGGTCATGGAAGAGGCTTCCGAATTCACGGTCGATGATTTTACCCAGCTCACACTGCGGCTGCGGGATAAAGGCCATAAACAAAAACAAATATATCTCATGTTCAACCCAGTTAGCAAAACTAACTGGGTTTTTAAGTATTTCTTCGAAAAGAAGCCGGCTAACACGGTCATCTATCAAACGACTTATAAGAGCAACCGTTTCTTGGATGAACTCACGAAGCAAAATATCGAAGAGTTAGCGAATCGGAACCCTGCATATTACAAAATATACGCTCTAGGCGAGTTTGCGACCCTGGATAAGCTGGTCTTTCCAACCTATCAGAAACGGCTGATAAACCGTGATGAAGTGGCTCAGCTTACGTCCTATTTCGGTCTAGACTTTGGTTACATCAACGATCCATCCGCATTCATTCACCTGAAGATAGACGAGCAGAACAAGCGGATCTATTTTCTTGAGGAATATGTGCGAAAGGGATTGCTGAACGACAAGATTGCCGAGGCCATTAAAGACCTGGGCTATTCGAAAGAAGTCATCACGGCAGACTCAGCTGAGAAAAAATCCATTGCCGAAATAAGGCAAAAGGGAATCAGCCGGATCAGAGAGGCGAAAAAGGGTCCTGATTCAGTCATTCAAGGGATTCAATTTCTTTCGCAGTATGAATTTATCGTTGATGAACGTTGCGTGAAATTAATCGAGGAGTTGGAGA